ATTTAAGTAAATAATTAATAAAAGGGTGCGGGGGGGGGGGGGGGGGATGGGGGGGGGGGGAAAACCCCCCCTTCCTCGTTTTGTGGGGGGGGGGGGGGGGGGGGGTGGGGGGGGCCGCGAATGCCGGCAAGCCGTGATATCCATCTAATGGAGGAGAATTTTGCGGCTAAAATTCCACTAAGCCAAGTTGCGCAGGCGCCCATGCAGTCCAAACAGCCTTCAAATCCCCTTTCCCCGCCCTAAAAGGCGAAATTCCGCCCATTTTCGCGCCAGAAACGCCAAATTCCGCCAAATTCCTCTAAAAATCGCTGAAATGCGCTTTTAAGCCCAAAAACGCGCTTTTTGGCGGGTTGACTTGATTGCACACCGGCTGCAGACTGTGAGATGGCCAAAAACGGTCATATCCGCACGGGAAAGGGATGAAGATGACTCAGAACACTGGCACAGACGCCGTGGCCGAGAAGGGCGAGATCGCCGATTCCACGGAGCTGCTCGAGAGCTACACAAACTCGCTCGGGGCCGTGGTCCACAGGCTCGAGCGGGTCCTGGGCAGGTTGCAGGGAGAGGCGCCGTCAGTGAGCACTGGCGCCGCAACAGAGAAGGCTGCTTCGGGCGATCTGAGCCGGTTGCGCATCGCTGTAGAGGCCGTAGGCCACCTGGCCGAGGAGCTTCAGGAGCAGGTCTCGCGGGTGGAGAAGTTGTGATGGACCTGGCCGCGCACTTGCAGCGGCAGCAAGCATGGAGCCGTGCGACGTTCGGGTCTGGAGCCCGGCACCAGGGCGTCATCGGCCATATCGAGGAAGAGCTTCAGGAGCTTCGCACTGCGGCGCCCGAGGATTGTCTCGAGGAGTGGATCGATATCGTGATCCTGGCCCTGGACGGCGCATTGCGCTGTGCACAGGAGATCGAGGACGCCGTCTCCGTGGGCGCGCACAGCTACGCTCTCGCGCCCTCGAGGGTCGTTCGGGCGCTCCTGGACAAGCAGGAAAAGAACGAGTTGCGGGACTGGCCCGACTGGCGCACCAAGTCTCAGGACGAGGCGATCGGGCACGTCAAGGTTCCGGGCACCGAGGACGAGCGCCGCCGGGCAGAGGTCGCTCGGGCAGAGGTCGCTCGGGCTCTCCTGAACAAACAGGAGGAGGACGAACGCCGCCGGGAGGAGGCACTGGCCAGGCTCGACAAGCTTGCCCGGGCTGCCGGGGATGCTGTTGTCGGGGGCGCGGGAGCAAACACCCACCGGGAGGAGATCGACATCCCTCTGAGCCTCGAGGCGGCAAAAGGCGATCAGAAGGTGCAGGATGACGGTGATGATGGGGATGGCAAGGAACCTCCATTCAAGGGCTTCAGCATCGAGAGCGGTCCGACGCCCGAAGAGTTGACACCTCCTTCGCGCCTCTCTGTCGCCACGCCGGTTTCCCTGCGACTGACCGACAGCCGGCGCTGGATCAAGGGCGTGCGCATCGAGGGGACGGAGAGGAAAGGTGGCAGGTTCGGCCGGCCCAGGTTCATCATCCTGCACTACACCGCCAACGGGTCCATCGATGGCACGATCAGGACCTTCAGGACCGTCGAGGCGTCCTCGCACCTGATCGTCGGCAGGGGCGGCGTGATCGTCCAGATGGTGCCTTTCGACACCCGAGCCTGGCATGCCGGCAAGTCTCAGGCCGTGACCGTCCACGGGGTCCACTACTCCGGGCTCAACGAGATCTCGTTCGGCATCGAGATGGTCAACTACGGCTACCTGGGCAAGCACGTACCCAAGAATGTGGAGACCGAGGAATGGGCCTCGGCTCTACATCCGAATGGTGGCCACGAGAGGTTCTGGCAGCCCTATCCCCTGGACCAGGTCGAATCGGTGCGCCGTCTCTGTCTCCTCCTGATGCGGGAGTTCGAAATTCCCTACCAGCACGTACTCGGGCACGATGAAGTGTCGCCCGATCGCAAGGTCGATCCCGGTCCCGCCTTCAGGATGGAGGCGTTCAGGCGGTCCCTGAGAGAGGAAGCCGAGGAATGACTCTTTCCAGCGCGGTCGTCTACCTTGCAGTCGTGTACGGTCTCGTGTCCGTGGCGATCATCACCTGGCTCACCATCAAGATCGCGAGGATGAAATGATGGAACTCGATTTCGCACCCCTGGTCGAAGCCGTGGCCATGCTCGTGGCCACTGTCGCCGTGCCCTTCGTCCTCCTTCTGGCCAACCGCTGGCTCGGCATCCAGACCACGGAGAAGGACGCCGCGGCACTGGCCGCGGCGCTCCGGCGCGGGGTGTCCCTCGGCATCCACCGCTACCAGAGCGCTCCTCAGGGAGGCTCCCGGGCCGAACTCGTCCTGGAGGAGGCTTTCGGCTACCTGCTGAGAACTTCTCCCAAGCTGATCGGCCGGGTGACCGTAGGCAATCCCGACATGCTGAAGGATCGGCTCAAGGCCGAAGTCGCCAACATGCTTCGGGCCGGCGAAAAGGTGCCCTGATGTACATCGAAGATCCACTGTCGGCAGTGTTCTCGCTGCTCTTCCTGCTCTGGGTGCTGACCGCCTGCACCGTGCACGGCGACTTCGCGCTCGTCAGGGTGGAGATCGCCAACAACTGCCACGGCGACAGCACCTGCGGCATCGAGGCGCCGAACGCCGGCGCTCTCAGGCTGCGCGGCTGGAGCGACGGGAACGGTCCCTTATGACTGAAGTGGACCTGATATACCTGCGCTCGACCGCGCAGGCGGTTCTCTTCGAGGACGAGGGTGGCGACGAGGTCTGGCTGCCGCGTTCCAACATCTCGATGCTCGCGGAGGAGCCGGAGACGGGCGAGATCGTGAGCGTCGGGGTCGCGGAATGGCTGGCCCTGCGGGAGGGGCTGGTCTAGCGGCCCCTGTAGTTTGCTGCCCCGGCGTGCTACGGTCGGCTTCCGCGCGAGGGAGCCGGCCGCATGCCGACAGACGACCACGAGACGCTCCACGGCTTGCTGATCGGCCGGATGGACGAGCTTCGCATCGAGGTGCGGGAGGTCAGCGACGGTTTCAACGTCCTTTTCGAAACCGTAAAGGCAGAGTCACAGCTGTCACTCGTTCACAGGAGCGCGATGTCCGAAGAGATCGCGGAGCTGAAGGGCGAAGTGGCCGGCAATTCGAAGATCACCGCGGACTATGTCGAGGGTGTCAGGTTTCGGGCCAGGGTCATGCGTCTGCTCGCCGGGCTTGCAGTGGCCTTTGGGCTCGTGGTAGGTCTCTGGGAGAATATCAGGAAGGTGCTGGCCGCGTGGGTCGGCATGTCGTAGGAGGAGCAGGCCATGGCCGTGACCCCGACGAAGATCAACGACTTCGTCACCAACTGGGCGAAAGGTCATATCGATTTCGACACCGACGCCTTCAAGATGGCGCTGTCGAACACCGCTCCCGCCTCCGAGACCAACAACCCCACCGCCGATGGCAACGGTGTCCTCGCCAACGTCACCCAGATCGCCTACACGAATCTCACCGTCCCCGCCCTGGTGGTCGCTTCCGCCAACCAGGCTGCCGGGCTTCTCAAGGTCATCTTCGACGACAAGACGGTCTCCGCAGCCGGCGGCGCCGGGGCCACGTTCCGCTACATCTATGTCTATGATGACACTCCGGTCGCGCCTGCCGACGCGCTGGTCTGCGTTATCGACTACGGTGTCGGTGGCGTCACCCTGGCAGACGGCGAGAGCCTGCTGGTCAACTTCGACGGCACCGCCGGCCTGCTGCAGGTGACCTGATGGCGACGGGATCGGCCAAGTTCGTCATCGTCGAGCGCTCCCTGCAGGCCGCGTCCCGGGTGCATCGCATCTGTCAGGCGCTCTCCCGGGCCGGCCGGGGCACCACTATCGGCACCGTCAGTGGTTACGCAGACAGGCTGCAGACCACCTGGGAGCAGCTGGCACCGATGGTCATGTGGCTGGGCCGGGAAGGCAATGCGGCGGTCGAGGCCTACATCGCGGAGCACTCTCTCGACGTACCGGCCGGGGTGACCGACCTTGTCGCCCTGGCGCAGCAGAAAGGCGCGGCGCTGGTCGGGTTCATCGAAAGCGATATCGACATCCTGCCGAGCCACGAGCCCAGGGACGCCGGGGGCCGTCGTGCGCAGAGCGTCGTGCCGGAGGCCAAGCTCCTCAGGGTGCGGACACTGGCAGAGGCCGTCGTCACCCTCCTGGATCCCATCGTGAATCCACCAGCGAGGTGATCCCGTCATGGGCTATGCCTCTCTTGTATCCCCCGCCGAGGGCACTGGCACTCCGTCGTCTGCCGGCGGGCTGATCCACTCGCTGGGCGCGCGGATCGTCACCTCCGCGGGTGATCCGATCACTGTCGGCACTTGGATCAAGTGGGATGACGCGCAGGACTGGAAGTCCTGGTTTGCCTCTCACACCGGCACGGAGCAGCACTACGGCAACAACGGCACCGACCTGCTCGTTTCGAACGTCGACGGCGGATTCTCCGACATAAGCTTCGTCGATACCTGGGCGCACTGCCATCGGGTGATCAACGGCACGACCAACGACGATCAGGTCTGGTACAACAACACGTCGGATGCGTTCGACGCTGTCGTTACTTCGTTCCAGCTCGACGACGCCACAGGCGATATCCACCTCCTGCAGGACGATGGCGAGGACGGCGATTTCGACGGTCGCGTCTTCGGGTTCTACATCATCGATGGAGAGTACTCGCCGACTGACTGTACCTACGATACGGCAGCTGGAGGTCAGTTCCAGGACCTGACGGGAGCCGCCCTGACCAACGCCTGGTGCTTTCTGACTGGAGAGAACTCCGGCAACGTCGGCGAGGACGCGGCGAGCACCCATGATTTCGATCAGAGCACGGGTGGGGGCTCGACCACTCTCGATGCCACCGACGTGCCGCCGGGCTACTCGGCCGGCGCCGACTACACGATCGACGTCAACCACGTTGCCTATGCCCTGACCTTCCAGGGGGTCGAACTGGACCGGAACCTGGTCGTCGATGTCAACCACGTCGCCTATACCCTGACGATGCAGGGCGTCGAGCTGACCAGGTCGCTCGTGCTCGAGGTCGGCATCGTTTCCTATGCCCTGACGTTCCAAGGTGTCGAGCTGAGCATCGGCTTGATCCTCGACGTCGGCGCCGTCAGCTACGCTCTGACCATGCAGGGTGTCGAGTTGAGCCGGAACCTGGTCCTTGACGTCGGCACCCTCTCCTATGCCCTGACGTTCCAGGGCGTCGAGATGAACCGGGCGTTCATCCTCGACGTCAATCACATTAGCTACGCTCTGACTTTCCAGGGCGTCGACTTCGCGGTCTCACGCGCGGTCGTGGTAAATCACGTCGCCTACGCGTTGAGCTTTTCGCTTGTCAGCCTCGAGTACAGCGGTGCGAGCGGTTCCTGCTATACGTCGCAACTGGGGCTCGAGCTGCCTCCGGAATGAAGGATCTGCCGATGCCGAATGCTGCTGACAACGCCTTGCTGCTGGCCGGGCACAAGGCGCTGGACATGATCGCGGCGATCTACAAGCACATCGACGCCATCGAGGAGGCAGGGGGCATGGGCGACGCCCGCGGTCGCGAGGTCGCGCTGGACCTCATCTTCAGCCTGCAGGACAACAGGCAGTCGATCGGTGAGCTTGTAGCCGCTCCGCTGATGGAAGCCTTGCGTCTGAAGGCCAATTGACCGGCACGCGCCGGCGTGCATAATGGAGAGGACCGCGGAGCTTGGTCCCTTTCCCGGGATGCCAACTGCCGTCCAGCAGAACGGCGGCCTGCCCGTGCTCCGCGGTCACCCTTGGCCCGTTACGGGAGAGAAAGCATGAGCGACGCAAACGTCAACCCAGCAGAGCTTGGAGAGCCGCCGTCTGTAGGGGATCTGATCGACACGCGTTCCGAAGTGATCGAGGCCCGGTTTCAGGCGCTGGAACAGCGCGCGGTTCGAATGGAAGCGGCGATGGACGAAGCGCTTCGGCAGCTCCTGACCGTGAAGCAGGCGCTGGCAGCGAAGACCGCGAAGGCTCCGAAGGGGCTGGCGGTCCGGCTCGATCGGATCGAGGCGCATCTTCGGGAGCAATCCGGGACGTTTCGTCTGCCGGACTGATTTCGCCGTCGATCATCATCGGGAAGCCGTGCTCGATCAGCGCGTTCTGACGCGCGGCCTCCAGCCTTTTCAGCAGCTCCTGGTCGCGCGTCGTCGTGTGCTCGACCGTGACGTGGTCGCCGTAGTCCTGCCGGCGCCGTCGCGCCAGGACCCAGTGGATGTTCTTGCTGACGACGCCGGCCATCTTCGGGTCGGTGAAGTGCAGATCGATATTGACGAGCGCGTCGGCCATGATGTCTTCGGCCATCGAGACGGCGGTTTCATACATGCCCTGTATCTGGGGGTCGAGTTTCCGGAGATGCCGGAACTGCGCGTACGAGATTCCGGCTTCCTGGCAAGCGCCCGTGACCGTCATCAAGCGTTCGCCGGCCACTGCTCCCCGTTCCAGCAAGCTGATGACATGTAGCGATTTTTCGCGTATCTCTGCAGAAACCATCTCGGGAGTGTAGGTGCCATGGCAGGCAGGGGCAAGCCGCAGCTTCACAGCGTCAGCGAAGAGATCGACCTGCAACTCGCGGGCGACATCGGCAAGTTCACTTACGACTTCAACGGCCTGGTCGATTACCTGTTCCCCTGGGGCTCGAAAGAGCATAAACTTGACCGATACCCGTACAATGCGCCGAAGAAGTGGCAACGCAGAAAGCTGCAGGAGGTTTCCGACCATCGAAAGATGAATCGGGTTCGTGCGGATCTGGGGCTCGATCTGATCCCGTTTCGCGTCGCTGTCAGTTCGGGCCATGGTGTTGGCAAATCCGCTCTCGTGAGCTGGATCATCGAGTGCTTCATGGCGACGACGGCGGACTGCCGTGGCGTCGTCAGCGCCAACACCGCCTCTCAGCTCGAGACCAAGACGTGGCCCGAACTGGCCAAGTGGCACAACCTCTCGATCGTCAATCACTGGTTCAACTGGACGGCATCGACCTATTCGTACGCGCCCTATCCTGAAGACCGGCGCAAGAACTACATGTTCAACGCCTCGACGGTCAGCGAAGAGCGCTCCGAGGCTTTCGCAGGTCTGCATAACGTCGGTTCCGTTGCCGTCGTCATCTTTGACGAGGCTTCGGGCATCGAACCCATTCTCTACGAGATCGTCGATGGCGTCGCCGCGGCTGGCACCGAGTTCTACTTCTTTGCATTCGGCAATCCGACTCGACCGGATGGACCTTTCTTTGATTGTTTCTACAAGCATGGTGACATGTTCCAGGTTCTGACGTTCTTGGACAATCGTGATGTTGAAGGCACCAACCTGCTCGCCCAGCAACAGATCGTCGACAAGTACGGGGGCGAGGACGCGGATGAGGTCAAGATCCGCGTGCGCGGCGTCTTCCCTTCGAAGAGCTACGACGGGTTCATCTCGGCCACGGACGTCGACAGCGCCATCCACCGTGAGCTGACCTACGATCCACAGTCCCCGATCATCGTCGGCGTCGATGCCGCCCGGTATGGTGACGACGACACGAAGATCCGGGTACGCGCCGGCCGCGATGCGCGCAGCTTCGAGAAGGTGACGATCCCCTACAGCTCGACCATCGACGTGGCCAGGGAGGCCAAGCAGATTTTCGACAAGTACGACGCGGACATGATCGTCTGCGAGGGTGTCGGTCCGGGTGCCGGTGCGATCGATCAGCTGATCGAATGGGGCTATCCTGTCACCGAGGTGCATCCGAACGCGGCCGCGGACGATCCGAAGCGCTATGGCAACGTGCGTTCGGAGTGGTGGCACAAGATGAAGGTCTGGTTGCAGAACCGTGGGTGCATCGAGGATGACGCCGATCTCTACGGGGATCTGACGAACGTGCAGTACTCGGTCGACACCTCGACGAAGGGGCGCGGCAGCGGCGTCTACCTCGAGTCCAAGGCGAAGATGAAGGACCGTGGCTTGCCTAGCCCGGACGATGGGGATAGTCTGGCGTTGACGTTCGCGGTGTCGCCGCGCCGCCGACAGGCGGATGGTAACCGCAACAGACGGTCGCGAACCGCGATTTCAGAGGAGCCCGCTGTCTGATGTCTGCTCTCCTGGGTGGCCCGAAATTCCCCGATGTCGCTCCCGCGCCGCCGGCGCCCACGCGCTCCGATGCTGAACGAGCCGGCATGTCGGCGGCGCAGCGTGCCAGGATCAGACGCGCGCTCGGCCGGCGCGAGACGTCGACCACCGGTTCGGGAGCGGCGACGAGCAACAACTCCGGTCTCGTCCGGCTGCTGGGCGGCACTTCGTGAACAAGATCCTGAACGACCCGGACAACGCCAAGCGGAAGTTTTCCGAGGCGGTCTCCATGCGTTCGCCCTTCGAGCCGATGTGGACGGAAGCTGCCAAGCACGTGCTGCCCCGGCAGTATCAGGGCTTTCTGGCGAGCACCAATCCGATCACCAGCGCCGGCTACGGCCAGTCCAACACCAGGATCCGGTCTCATGACAGTACCGGGCGCCGGATGCTGCCGCGCTTCGTCTCGGTGCTCGACCGGCTGCTGACCCCGCGAGGACAGAGATGGCACAGGCTGGAGACTGACGAGGAGGGATTGAACAAGGACCGGAGCGTCAAGGAGTTCTACGCCAAGGTCAGTGAGACGCTCTTCGGTCTTCGGTACAAGTCGCAGGCGCGGTTCGTCAGCGCGCTGTCCGAAACCTATTCGGGCATTGGGTGTTTCGGGAATGCCGCCATGACGTGTCGGGGGCGACGCCGCTCGCCGATCTCCCGACCTGGGCTGGTCTATCGCGGGCATCCGATCCGCGACATCTACTGGCTCGTCAACAGCGACGGCGATCGGGACATCGTCTTCGCCAGGTACTGGTGGAACGCGCGCCAGATCGAAGAGCGCTTTCCGGAATACGCCAATTCCGGACGGCTGCCGCCTATCGTCAGGACGGAGCTGGACAAAGCCGGCGGTCCCTCGGAGACCAGGTATTACGAGGTCGTCGAGATCATCACGGTCAATTACCATGACCACGACCCCGAAGCGCTCGACTCACGCAGGTTCGCCTGGAACGCCAGGGTGTTGATGCCCGAGGCCTCGGCCTGGCTGAATGATGTCGAGGGACTGATCTCCAATCCCTACATCCTGCCGCGCTATTTCACCGAGCCGGGCGACATCTACGGCACTTCGCCGGCGATTGCCGCGGCCCCGAGCATGGGCGGCGCCAGCGCGATGAAGCGCCACGCGCTGAAGATCGGCGAGAAGCGGGCCGATCCGGCCTGGTTGGCGCACGACCACGGCATCCTTATCGACGTCCGGGCCAACGCCGTCATCGGTGGCGGGCTCGACAGCGAGGGCCGGCCGCTCGTGCGCAGGCTTGACGAGGTCTCCGGCACCGATACGCGCATGGCCGAGGTGATGCTCGCTGACGAGCGCTCCGACATCGAGGACACTTTCCTCGGCCGGCTCTTCTCGATCCTGGAAGAGACCCGGGAAATGACCGCCCGGGAGGTCGCCGAGCGCGTCTCCAAGGAGTTTGCGCTGGTTGCCCCGACGATGGGCCGGATGATGGAAGAGCTGATCGACCCAACGGTGCAGCGTGAGCTGGATGTCATCACCGAGGATCCCATCCTGTCAGCCAAACTGCCAGATCTGCCACCGGCACTGCTCGAGGCCGAGGGAGAGTTCGAGGTCGTCTCGACCTCTCCCTTCGCGCGGGCCGAGCGCATGGAGGATGTTCAGGGGTTCATTCAGGCGGTTGAGATTGCGGTCAATATCGCCAGCAACGCCCAGCGTCCGGAGGTGCTCGACACCTTCGACTTCGATGCGGCGATGCCGGAGGTCTCCGAGATTCTGAACGTGCCGTTCGGCTGGCTGACTTCTCCTGAAGACCTGCTGGCACGTCGCGAAGAGCAGCAGACGCAGCAGCAGATTGAACAGGCCGTTCAGGCGGCGCCGGCTGTCGCCGGCCTGGCGCAGGCGGCAAGCAACGCATGACGCCGGACAAGCACAACGCGGAAATGATTGAAGCGGAACGGGTTCTCCAGAACCTGGTGGCGCGTGTTTTTGGTGCCGCGGATCCCGGGGACGTCGACCAGTTTCTGCGCGAATTGGCCGGCTTTACGATGGCATTCCATCGGGAAGCCGTTGTCGATCCATCGTTGAGAGACATCTACCAGGGGCGGCGCCAGGTCTTCTTCTGGCTGGCCGATCACTTGAAACTCGACCTTGCGGTCTGCTGGCCGCGCTATCTGAAGAGCACAGGAGGCTGACATGCGGGTAGGACAAAGAGACTTTTTCCGAGAAGGCGAAGGCGCAGGCGCCGGTGCCGGCGATCCGCCGCCGGCTGGCGCTCCACCGGCCGGGGGCGTGCCTGGCCAGATGGGCGGCGGTGCGCCGCCTCCGGCAGCCGACGCCGGTTCACCGTGGTGGCACACGATGGGTCCAGGCCCGGTGCGGGATCTGATGGCGACGAAGAACTACTCCTCGACGGATGAACTGGCCAACGCGTACTGGAATGCAAACAAGGCGCTTAACGGGGCTGCCGACGTGTTGACGATCCCGGGTGTCGAGGCCACCGAAGAGCAGAAGACTGCGTATCGGACGCAGCTCGGTATTCCGGCGGACATCAAGGGTTACGACGATTCGATCAAGCTCGACGGTATCAACAACGTGAACGAGCCTTTGCTGGCATTTGCCAAGCAGGCAATGTTCGATGCCGACGTGCCCGCGGCCAAGGCCCAGCAGATGATTGACAGCTGGGAGAAGTTCGTTGCAACCCAGAACGAGGCTTTCGAGACCGATGCGAAGGCGAAATCGGATGCCGCCATCGCGGCGCTGCGCACTGAAGTCGGCGGTGAGTTCGACACTCTCATCGATAACGGCAAGAGAGCCGTGCAGGCGCTGGGTCTGCCGGACGCGGACCTGGCTGCGATTGAGCAGGCTGCGGGAACGGCGCCGGTCATGAGGCTGCTGTCGCAGCTGGGCAGCCGGATTCGCGAAGGCGGGCTCAACGTGCCTCCGGGCGGGGGCGGGGGCGGTCAGGAGTTCACGACTCCGGAGGCGGCGCAGGCCGAGATCAACAGGTTGAACGCGGACGCCACGTTCCAGGAAGCCTACACGAAGGCAGAGCACTCGCAGCATGCGGAAGCGGTCCGCAAGATGGCCGCGCTGTTCGCGACAGTGCATCAGCGTTGACGCCCGCGGGCATCTGCGCTAGAAAGTAAGAGACGCAAGGGCCGGCGGCGCCGAACACCCCTCGCTACGGAGGTAAACCGGAGCAGGAGTGCAAGATGGCCGAGACCCTTGCGACTTACACCGTCCCCGAGCATCACGTCCTCATGTTCACGAGCAATGTCCAGGCAGCGCTTGCGCGCGTAGGGGGCGTTCTCGACCCGCACGTCACGCACGGTGCCTACACCGGTGACAAGGTTCAGGCGGTGAACTTCCTCGGACCGATCGCGTTCACGAGGCGCGAAGTCCGGAACGCCGATACCGTGTTCGTCGAGCCCGCGCACACCCAGCGCTGGCTGCGCGGCTTCGAGTACGATGCGGCCATCCTGGTCGATCGTCTCGACACCCTCAAGATGATCTACGATCCCACGAGCCCCTACGTCGAGCGCATCCGCGAGGGCGCGGCGCGTGAGTACGATGTGATCATCATGAACGAATTCTACGCCGCGGCGATGACCGGCACGCGCGGTGACAGCACCACCGCTTTCCCCAGTGCCGACGAAGTTTTGCACGGCACCACCGGTCTGACGGTCGCCAAGCTGCGCGCCACGCGCAAGCTCATGAAGCAGCGTCACGTCGATCTGCGGGCCGAACGCCCGAGGATGGCCATCGACGCCGAAGGCGCTGACGATCTGCTCGGCGAGGCCCTGGTCCAGTCGCGGGACACCAACGCGGTACAGCCGCTCGTCAACGGCGAGCCCGGGGCCTACATGGGTTTCGATTTCATCCCGATCGAGGACATCATCCCGACGCGTACCGATTCGGGCACCATCGTCATGGCACCGACCTGGGTGCCTTCCGGCATGCACCGCGGCACGTGGCAGGATCTTCGCACGATCATCGGCCCGCGTGCCGACAAGAACAACATCACGCAAATCCACTGTACTTTCACTGGTGGCGGCACTCGACTCGAAGAGGGCAAGATCATCAAGTGCGAGTACAAGATCTGATCCGGAGCCGAACTGGAGAGTAACTTATGGCAGACTTTCTGAGCGTCCAGATGACCGCCATTGCCGCGGCCACGATCCAGTATCCGATCGATATCTACGGCAAGATGCGGATCTCCTACTTCAGCTACGTCGCGGTCGGCGCCTCGACCACGCCGAACACCTACGACCTGTTCAAGCTGCCGCCCGGCAGGGTTCGGGTATTGCCGCCCCTCTGCCGGCTGACCCACGACGCCTGGGGCGCCGCGCGCGTCCTCGATCTGGGCAATCGCGCTTACACCGGCGAGCAGAACGCCGCCGTGGCCGAGGTCGACAACGAGTACGCCAACAACATCGACATCTCCTCGGCCGGCGCCGCCGTGGCGTGGGCAACGCTGCTCAAGGTCGATCTCTTTTCGATGACTGGCATCACGGTCTTCGGCACCGTCTCCGGCGGGGACCAGGCCGCGTCGGATGCGCTGTCCGGCTTCGGGGTCTACGTCACCGAGTAGCGCCTCGCATAAGGAGGCCTCGCCGTGGCCACAACAGAAACCGAGGTGGTCAATCTCGGCTTCGACCTGATCGGCGAGGCCTCGATCCTCGACATCCTGGCCCCCACCAACGAGCGCGGCGAGATCGCGAACCGGCAGTACTTCAATGGCCGGGACGCGCTCCTGCGCAGGTTCACCTGGCTGTTCTCCAGGAAGTGGTTCTCTCTCTCCGCGGACGACGATGCGACCTTGGACCCGGACAGGGCGGTCTCCTACCAGCTGCCTGCCGAAGCCGTGCGCGTCCTTCGGCCCTCCGATGTCGAGTGGGTGGTCAACGGGCGCAAGATCTATTCGTCGGTCACCGGGCCTTTGAAGGTCCAGGTGCTGCGGAACGACATGCCGGTGAGCGATTTCGATCCGCTTTTCGTGCAGGCGCTCGCCGCTTACGTCGTGCTCCGGACGATCGAGAAGAGGACGCAGTCGGCGAACAAGCAGCAGCTGCTCAGAGTGCATTACAAGGATGCCATCGCCGATGCCGTGAACACCAATGCGCTCGAGGAGCCGACGAGGGTGGCGTTCCGCGACCATGCCAGTCTCTACCTGGCGGGGCATGACGGCGTCGATGCGGTGACCTGATGCCGCAGGCCAATTCGATCCTTACAGGCTTCAACAGCGGTGAATTCTCGCCGCTCATGTTCGGTCGTGTCGATTTTCGACGCTACGGCTTCGCGCTCAAGACCGGCACGGGCTTCTTCTCGACGCCGCAGGGTGCCGCCCTGGCGACCCCCGGCACTTCGAAGTTCGGCCTGGCGCGGGATCAGGATGCAGCCGCCAAACTGACACCGTGGATCTTCTCCGATCAGCAGGTGCTGATGCTCGAGTGGTCGGATCTGAAACTGCGCTTCTACGATAACACCGGGGTGCTGCTGGAGAAGACGTGGTCCGTCACCGCGGTTGTGGTCACCGCCACGGGCCTCGACCTGACGGTGACCGGCCACAGCATGGTGACGGGCGAGTACATCTACCTGGCCGGGTTTGAGGCCTCGAAGAACGTCAACGCCCGCACCTACCAGATCACCGTCGTCGACGCGAACACGCTGCGCATCGTAGTCACGCCGCCGACGACAATCGGCAGTCTGACGACAGCCACGGTTGCTCGTGT